AAAACTTATTGCTAAGAAAGTGTCTCAGGAAACTCTTGGTCGAGAGTTGAATGATGAAGATATTGACCGTTTTGTGAAGGCGTATCAGGCTCAGGAGTTGCAAGCTCAACGAGGTTCTGGTGTCACTACTCGGATGGCTGGGGCTGATGTTGCGGCTCAGGAGTTTGCTCAGGAGTCTGCTCCGACTGAAGCTGCTGCTTATGAGTATCTTGGTTATGTTAATAAGTTTGTTGATGCGATTGGAAGTTTGTGATGGCAACTCAAAAAATTCAAGATAGTCCACCTAATGATGGTCGACCTGTTCGTGGTACAGGTATGACTGCTGCTCAGGCGCAAACATTAAAAAATGTGCCTCGCCCTGGTACTCCCAAAAAGAAAGACGAACCTAAGAATAAACCAAAACCTGTTGTCACTGCACCGGTCGAACCTGCACCTGAAACACCTGTTGATTGGGAAGCCGCCGCACAAGAACAATATGGTGCTTACTATGCGATTATTAAAGGTGTCCCTGAATTAGCGGAACTTATCAAAAATGCTGTATCACAAAAGTGGTCTGACTCAAAATTCACGTATGAACTTCAGCAAACTTCATGGTATAAAACTACTTCTGCTTCGACCCGTACTTGGGACACAAATAAGCAACTTGACCCTGCTTCTGCTCAACAGCAAGTTGATAACCGTTCTGCAACAATTCGTGAAACAGCGTTAAATCTTGGTGTCAGTCTTGATGATGCGACTATCAACAAATTGTCTGAGGATAGTTTGCGTGGATCGTGGGATGCACAAGTTCTCAATAACGCTATTGGTTCTGAGGCCGCTAAAACTTCTGGTGGTATGTCACAACTCCGTACAGGTTTTGTTGGTCAACAGTTGAAACAGACCGCAGCCGATTATGGTGTTCAGTTGTCAGAACAAACTTTTAACACTTGGGTTGAAAAAGTTGCTCGTGGACAAGAAAATACAAAGTCGTTCCAGCAGTACGCTTTGAATACTGCTAAAGCATTGTTCCCTAGTATTGCTACCCAATTGGATCAAGGTTTAACATTTGGGCAGATCACCGATCCATATAAGCAGACAGCTGCTCGAACATTAGAAATCAACCCTGACACCATTGACTTCACTGATCCTAAATGGTCTAAGGCAATCACGTTCACTACAGATAAGGGTGAACAACGACCCATGAACTCTAACGAATGGGGCAACTACCTTCGTTCAGAACGATCACTCGGTTACGAGTACACTAACGAAGCACGTTCACGGGCATACCAAGTCACATCAGGATTAGCAAACCTATTCGGAAAGATATGATATGAGCGACACAGGCGCACAACAATCCGCATACACAATCATCGGGCAAGACTTAGAACGCTACGGTTTAGGAAGCCTCACCCAGTTCGTGAACGATCTTGTATTCAAAGAGAACGTGCTTGACGAGAACATTATTCGTGGTCGTATGCGTGAAACTGAGCAGTATAAAACTAGGTTTGCTGGCAACGAGGCTCGACGCAAAGCAGGATATAACGTTCTGTCAGAAAACGAATACTTGTATTTGGAGAACGCTTACCGTCAACAGTTACGTTCTGCCGGTATGCCCCCAGGTTTCTATGACAGCAACGACGACTTCACTGCCATGATCGGTGGCGATATCTCTGTAGCGGAACTTGCTACCCGTGTCAACCAGGGTTACGAAGCAGTTAAAAACGCTGACCCGCAGGTAATCCAGGAGATGCAACGGTTGTACGGTGTGAACGATAGCCAGTTGGCCGCCTACTTTTTAGACCCGCAGAAAGCTGCTCCTATGCTTGTTGAGCAAGCTAAGGCTGCTCAGATCGCTTCTGAGGCTACCAAACAGGCAGGTATCAGTATTACTGGTTTGCAGGGCGAGCAGTTGGCACAGGCGGGCATTAACGCTGAACAAGCTCGACAAGGTTTTGCTACCCTCGGCCAAGCACAAGAACTGTTCAACCCTCTCGCCGGCGAACAAGGTGTCGGTATGACTCAAGAGGAACAGATCGGTGCAGTGTTCGGCACTGATGCTGCGGCTGCTCAACGACTCCGTAAGAAGCAATCAGAACGAACTGCTGCTTTCCAGGGTGGCGGAAGTTTCGCTGGGCAAGGTCAAGGACAAACCGCTTTAGCGTAGGTACTTGCATTGTACAAATAATGTGCTACACTTAATCCGATGCCAATAGGCAGGAACCCTCGCAAGGGGTGTAAGCAGCGAACCGCCATGCCTCCGTGATGGTTCTGGGCAAAGGAGTGTACATATGGACAGCGACATCGAATTCGATGAACAAGAAACAGGCCGAAATCCTCTGCGTGATCGCATGAAGCAGCTTGAATCGGAAAACGCAGCACTGAAGGCAAGGGCCGACGAAGCCTCTAACGCCGCACGTGAACTAGCTTTCGTAAGAGCAGGAGTTGATTCTGCCGATCCGATGGCAAAGTATTTCGTGAAGGCTTATGACGGTGAACTTTCCCCTGATGCTATTAGAGCCGCCGCAATCGAAGCGAGACTCATCCAAGATACTAAGGCTGCACAGGTAGCGCAGGAAGCTAAAGGTTGGGATAGAACCAACCAGGCCGCTTCCGGTAACACTGTTGGTGAAGCCCCTGTGGATATGGTGACTCGGATCAGTAAGGCTTCTAGCCAAGCTGAGATTGAGATGTTGCTGGAAGAAGTAAGGTCTCTCCAACAAAACTAGCCCCGAAAGGCAAATCTCATGGCTTATACAGAAACATCCTCCCTATCAGTTGACCAGGTGGCGTTTGATCGCCTGGCCTATTTCGCTCTCCGTTCAGAACTATTGTTCGACGCTGCTGCCGATGTCCAACCAACCCAACAGGCCATGCCTGGTACTGGCGTAACGTTCACGATCTTCAACGATCTTGCTACCGCTACCAGCACCTTGTCGGAAACCACTGACGTTACTGCACCCGCTTTGAGCGACTCGCAAGTCACGGTTACCCTCAACGAATACGGTAACGCCGTTATCACTACCGCTAAGTTGCGTGGAACTGCTTTCCTTGACGTTGACTCGGCTGCCGCTAACATCGTTGGTTACAACGCTGGTGCATCAATTGACGAAGTTGCTCGTGAAGTTCTCGCTGGTGGATCAAACGTGATCTACGGTGGTGGCGGTACGACTACTCCTTCAAGCCGTACCACGGTTAAGGCTGTTGACATCATCGAAGCTAACGACATCCGCAAGGTGACCGCACAGCTTCGTGGTGCTAACGTTCCTACTTTCAACGGTTTGTACATGGCTTACATCCACCCCGATGTTGCTTATGACTTGCGCCGTGAAACTGGTGCTGCTGCTTGGCGTGACCCGCACGTGTATCAGGATACGTCTAACATCTACAACGCCGAAATCGGTGCTTTTGAAGGTGTCCGTTTCATTGAGACTCCTCGTGCAAAGGTGTTCCAGAACGCTTCTGACGGTTCGGGTTCAACCGGAACTATCGAAGTTTACTGCACTCACGTGATGGGTCGTCAGGCTTTGGCTAAGGCGTACTCGTCAATTGACGGTAACGGTTCAGTTCCGAAGGTCGTTCGTGGCCCCGTGGTTGACACCTTGAACCGCCTCCAGCCTATCGGTTGGTACTGGTTGGGTGGCTACGGTCGCTTCCGTGAGGCTTCGCTGCGTCGAATCGAATCAGCTAGCTCTCTCTGAGTTTGTTCGGTGTAAAGGCCGTGTGGTACGATACAATGGTGTTGTGCCACACGGCCTTTCTCTATCTAGGAGTGTTTGATGAGTATTTCTAATTATGGTGAATTAGCGTTTTTGAATACGTTGCGGAATACGTCGTTTGCTGTTGCTACGCCGTATGTAAAGTTACATTTGGGTGACCCTGGCGAAGATGGTACGTCTAACGCTGCTGTTAATGCGACTCGTAAGGCTGTTTCGTTTAGTGCTGCGTCGTCTGGTTCGATGGTTTCTAGTGCGACGGTTGAGTGGACTAATGTGTCTACGACTGAGACTTATTCTCATTGGTCGTTGTGGGATGCTTTGACTGTGGGCAACTGTTTGTGGTCTGGTGCTTTGGCTTCGTCTGCTGCTGTTACTGCTGGTGATACTTTTCAGATCACTTCTTTGACTTTAAGTTTGGACTAAAGTAAATTATGGCTAGCACTTACCCCACATCGCTAGATGCTTTTACAAACCCTACATCAGCAAATGCGCTGAATTCGCCGGATCATGCGTTGCAACACTCCGACATCAACGATGCGGTTGAGGCTCTTGAGGCGAAGGTAGCAATCGGTAACACGATTTTAGGGAAATACACAAGTTACACGCCTACTTTTCCTTCTGGGTTAACTCTTGGTAACGGGACTGCTACTGGTGGTTATTGTCGTGTTAACGACTTTGTGCATTATTGGGGTCGTGTTGTTTGGGGTTCGACAACATCAATTAACACCTCAGGTTTGCAGGTTTCGTTGCCTATCAACCATGATGCAACATTCACCAGCACTACTGCAACGCTTACTGGTTTTGTTGGTATGCGTGATGTGAGCGCAGGTGTCACTCATACGGGTGTGATCCGAACGATTGAAGGTTTTTCTGGTACTGCGTCGTTAGCATGTCAGAACATAGTGAACACCTACACCGCAAGCGCAGGAATCGCAACCACTGTGCCGATGACATGGGCAAATACTGACATTGTTGTTTGGTCAATGTTTTATAAGGCGGCATGATGAACCTATTAGCAGACTACGAAACCACAGCACCTGACGAATGGCTCATCGAGCGTATGCGCCTACGCCGTGACGCACTCCTAGTCGAATCTGACTGGGCGATGATCCCAGATACACCAACCGATAAAACGGCATGGGCCGCCTATCGTCAAGCGTTGCGGGACTTCCCTGCAACATGGGAACCAGCCTTCAGCGTTGACTTCCCAGAAAATCCCTAAAACTGCGGTAGGTGTGGCTTCAGTGAATGTCACGACCGGCGCATTAGTTAATAGTTTGTGGTTG